AGACCTATCTTGGCAGTAACGCCTGTAGTGGTTCCTAGTATGATTCGTCCACGGATATCAATTGAATCGTTGTTTATTTTATACTCTGCTCCAGTAACGGTGATAGTACCGAAGCCCGCAGAAGTTGGAATATAGCTAGCCCAAGTCCCAATCGCAGGCACCGGAATAATCTGACCAGGGCCGACGATGACATCTGAGATGACTATGCCGTCACCAACAGCTATTGCGCCTGTCGCCATAATGACCAGAGATACTGCTGTTGTGCTGTTCGTGTCGAATCCGTTTGCATTGAAATCGAAATCCGCCGCTGCAATGTCTGTAATAAGTGGAGTTGCAATTGCAGTAGTTCTGTCCGACTGCGCCGCGATGAATACTTCGAACTCGCCCGCTGCATATGTAGCGAGAATCTTCTGCGCCCACTTGATATTTAGCTTTCTGTTGGTGTCGATGTCGTCAAGATCGAAGTCGTAGTAGACGTGATCGCCTGATCCGGCACCGGCTGATGCGGATACGATCTTGATGCCTGTACCCGCTGTATTTTCGCGAGGTAGCTCAGACGCAGTAGTTGTTCGGGATACTACAAGGTTAGTTGGGTCTGATGAAACCCAGCCGTCAATATTCGCATGAGCCGAAGAATTCTTGATGTAGGTGATTTCCCTACTCTGAATGAACGGTACTCCAGCCTTATCAATGATCTTCCCAGAATTAAGAAGCTTCGCCGATGTGCCATTCCAAATTACCGGACTACTCATTGTTTACCCCAAAGCAGTTATGATTAAAGTGCCAACCGTTGTGGTGGTTGACAGTGCCTTGATTGAAAGTCTTGTTGTCGCTGCGATATCGATATCTACCGGGCATGAGAAGCCTCCCGGTGGTATGTAGAGAAGATCAACCTCTGAAGAAGCTGCGCCTGTCGCCAAGATGAGCCCTTCACCGGATGAGTCGAAGATGTGTAGCCGCTTAACCGCCGCTGCGAGTGAGGCATCGATCTCGACATATGCGGCATTTGTCACGTTGCCGGAATCGTGGTCGTGTGTGATCAAAGCAGAAGATGTGTAGCCGCTTTGTTTAACCGGGATCGCGCTTTGATTGTTAGCAATAGCGACCGGCACTGAAGACGCCATCGCAGCTTGGCCAAGAGCAGGTGTTTTAGTGTCTATTGATGTGGTGTCACCTGCTATTACAGCTGTATCAACAGCGACGCTAGCTGTACTTGTTGCGATGTTTCCAGTATCAGCATCGATAGTTCCTAACAGCGATGCCATTGTTCCGGTATCAGCATCAATTGTTGCAAGAAGCCCGGCCATTGCTGCGGTGTCAGTGTCTATAGTTCCCAGTAGGGTTGTCTGGGCTTGTTGCTCAGCTAGTGTAGACGCTCCGCTTGGGAGAGCTGAGGACTGAATAACAGTAACAAGCCTACCTGAGCTATCTACCGTTACCGGCCTTAGAACTCCGAGGTCATCGGATCCAGCAATACTAGCTGACTCTGGAGGGAATGTTGTAGCAGGCGCAGCTGCAAATGTGCTTTTTAAAACACCAGCTGTTGTTGTTGCGATGCCTCTAAGATCACCGCTGTCATCAATGCCGCCAATGTATGCAGCTTTTGCTGGAACAGGATCGCCTGTATCTTCCTCGTATCCGATAACAACAGATACAGGAATGCTGCCAAGACTATCTACTTCAGGAGTCTTAGCCCTGAGTAGCCTGATATTATCAGTCGCCGTTGGAAGTCCAAGAGAGCCAAGAGAAGGGATCGTTAGTTCTGTCCCACTGACAGACAGAATAGAAACCTCAAGCCCTTCGAGAGCGCCGTCAACAAAGTGCAGGATGTCGCCCTTACGAGCTGTCTCTGAGAAGTCTGTATCAATCCATACATCTGTGGGATCAGCTTGCACCGTACCAGTATCAAGCTCGTAATAAGACCTGTTTCTTACGTCTAGCCCATGATCTTGCGGGCCAAGAGGCGATACAGTCGTGTACTCCATCGCTGAAGTTTTTTCTTGTGTGGGATAACCCTTGATAGTCATATGAAACCCCTCTGCTACTTAAGTGCTTCTTAGTGAGTTATTTAAAAATTAGGTGTCGTCTGCTGCGTCTGAGAGCGTTACTTCTAGGAAGAAGTCGCCGTCAGCTAGTGGAGTCGTTTGGTCTGCACCAACTTGCTCAACTTGTACCGATGTGGCAGTCGCCGCGATAACGCGCATAGTCGAAACATCAGTGAAAGCCGTCGCCTGAACACCAAGGATGCGGGATCCTGGCTCATTGAATGTGATCGTGTAATTACCGGCGCTGTTCTCAGTGATAAGACCTTGCTGCGCTCCAGCTAGAAGACCGTTCTTTGTGAGAGTTCCACCAGCGACTACTGAGCCATCGACATTAAAGAACATCTTTCGAACAAGTCTTTGATGTGAATTTATTTCTCTAAGCATAAAGCTCCCCTATTAAAAGTAAAAACGACCAGGAGCCTTCTTGGCTCCCAGCCTATCCATGGAGTTAACTATTAGGTCGCTAGTCCGTAGCGACGGCCATTGAAGTTAGGAATCATGTAAACCTGGAGGTAACCACCGTAACGAGCTTCGTAGCTGTCACCGGAAGTTCTCAGGAATACAGTTCCGTCATCGTCGAACCAACCGAAGTCAGGACGGTGAAGGATCTCAATCGAGTCAGAGTTTAAGTAAGTAACTGTGTCAGCTCTTACGAAACGCTCTGGGAAGATTGGGATCGGCCCACTTGAAGACATGTATTCAACGCCTTTGAAGCTAACGATGCCTTTTAGGTTCTTAGCTCTTGGGTCGATTGTGTACTGCTTCTTGTCTTCTAGTTGGTTAAGGATCTTGCGGTACTGAGTGTAAGAAGTAACGATCATCTCTGGAGTTTTGCCAGACTTACGCTCGATCTCTAGGATGTCTTCGTTTAGCATGTCGGTAGTGATACCAGCGCCAGCTGCATCAGCATTACGACCGCCTTGCCATTTACGAGTGACTGGAACGCTGTACAAGCTGCCTGAAGATGCAGAGATAACACCGATCAAAGACTCGGGGTCATTCGCCGCTGACTTTTGCATATAGAAGTACTTGTTGTTTGGAACTGGGCCAGAACCAGTCAAAGTCGCTAGCCCTGCTGAAGTACCGACCAAAGAAACAACGCGAGTAGCTGGGTTATATGCCACAACTTCTAGGTTTGTTGTCTCTGCATCGTAGTTCCAAAAATCTTGTTCTTCGATGTCAGCTTCTTTGGTGTCAGCTGCAAGAGCGACAAGGTAAGGTGTACCTGTTGTGCCGTTACCAGCTACGTTTGTTGCACCAAGACCTACAGCGACCGCACCGTTCGGCAAGTCGTTGAAAAGGATGCGGCTCATGTTGCGATTCCAAGACTCAACGCCTTTTTGAACCACCCACTTCATGCCTTTAACCCAAGCGCCCTTGTCGTCAGAAGAAGCTTTTAAAGATTCGCGGTCGATCTCGACTTTCGCGTAAACCTTCTTGGATACGATGACCGCATCACTTGCGAGAGCGTGGTTGGTGTCTGGTAAACTTCCAGAAGAAACGCCACCTTGAAAGCTTTGCGGTATAGCGATAAGTTTCTGCTTACCAGTAAAGGTATAAGTCTTTTTGACCCGGCCAAGTACGACGTTAGCTGAGTTGTAGACGTTCTCTGATAAAGGACCATAGGTATCCTTAAAGAGTGCTGACATGTCCGTAATGTTAAATGAATCACTCATTGCTCAAATCCTTTTAATTTTGAACGCAAAAAAGCCGCTCCAATGCGAAGCGGCGAATACGTTCTGGTTTTTTTAGGGAATTAGAGCTGGTCGAAGGAGTATAAAACTCTTTCCTTTTCGGCTGGTTTTGAACGTCCTGGACCATGCTCATGCTCAATTTTGTCTTTTACTTTTTGAGCGAGCCGACTGGTTTTGGTTGTTCCGAATGCTTGGCTAATAATTTCTTTCAGGTCATCAGAAGTGAAGTCCGGGTTTGCGACCATCTCATCTCTGAACTTGAAGATGATATTCTTCCAGTCAGATCGAGCGAGCACGTCGGGTTGAACTTCTTCGAAAGCCTTAATCGTCATCATATGCCGGTCAGCGAGAACAACTTCTTCAGGTGTCGGATCGCGATCAGTTATGAATTTTCGGGCTATCTCTTCTGACTCTGCGTAGGTTTCAGGAGTGATGCTGTACTTGGCTTGAACTTCGGCAAGCTGACCTGTTCGGCGCTTATCCTCGTCAACCTTTTTAAGTTTGTTTTCACGGTGAGCTAGTGAATCTTCTCTGAACTTATTAGCCATCTCGTTACGAAATGACTTTCGTTGCTCAGGCGACATACCCGCTAGTTTTTCCGCTAATGCAATCTGCTGATCGACTGCTTCTAGTTTCATTGAAACAGAATCACGTCCAACAGCTTCAGCTATCACGTCATAAAACTTAAATGGGTCGTCTTTGGCTGCCTCAAGCATCGAAGTGACCATGGTATTGAGCTGGTCAACAGTTCCTTGAAACTGCTGTTTCTCTCTACTTAAGTCATTGAACTTTCGGTCCCAGTTCACCCGGCCAGAAAAGTTGGCTTGCAGTTCTGCTAATGTCGGGTTCTCTAGTGTGCCTGCTACTTTGGTCGGTATTACCGTTTCTGCGGCTAGGTCTAGGTCAGCATCTCCATGCTTCGCCTTAATATACTTAGTGCCTTTTGACTCGGCACTTCGCTTCGGATCTTTAGCCTCCCCTTCCTCCTTGTCAGATTCCTGGTCGGCGTCTTTAGATTTCTTTGATTGCTTGCTCTCAGTATTGTCTGAAACTTTTTCTTTTTCAATACTTTCCTTTTTTGGCTTCTCGGAACTTTTTTCCGACTTAGCCTCTTGCCCTGGTTTGGGAACGCTAATTGCTTCGAGATCATCGAAGCTTGGAGCCTGCCCACGAACTTCTATTGTTGGCTCAGCACCAACAGCTACGTTAGTTGAATCTGACATTGAAACCTCCAATAAAAATTTTATAGCACTGTGTTAGGAACCGCTGTTTCTTGCATATCGATCGGCTGATTAGGTTCGGCCATTGCTGGTGGAGCAGTCATCTCAGGCGGTGGAGCACCTTGATCACCAACTCCAGCCATCTCGGTCATCGGCATAGGAAGTTCTTCCGGAGTCAGATAACTCGGGAAGTTCGGGAACTTCTGCATGATCAGTGCTGCATAAGCTGGGTTCTTTTTAGCGATCTCGCTCATCAGCATTTCAGTCGTCATCATGTGCTCTTTGAACTCATCTTCCATACCTTTTGTCATGTACTTACGCATACTTGGATCGTTAGCGAGAGACAGGTGGTAATAGTAATGAGTAAGGTGATCTTGCGTCTCTTCGGGTTCAGGCATCTTCCCGGTACGTAGAAGCTTCTCGTTTTCGAGTTCAGCTGACCTGACATTGACCGTAGCAAGTGAGACAAACTTATCAGCCTGGCCAAGTCCGATCATATCTAGGACTCGATCAGCATCCATTTGCTCTGGGTACTTATCGCTAAGATCGATAAGAGACTGAGTCCTCGCTGCCTTTTGTGTTGGAAGTGCGCTTGAAGTCTGAAGGTCAACATCTTCGATTGAAGAGAGATTAGCGAACTCAAAGCTTTCGATCTCAGCTGCACGTGAACGGCCAAGTAGAAGCTCCAGCCTTCCCTCATCCTCACTGTACTTCATGCCCATGAGCGACAAAGACTGCTTCGAGATGTTTTTAACTGAAGCGTTATGCTTAGCGATCGCAAGGTTTTCCCGCTCGTTCTCCTGCTCATCAAGAAACTGGAGTGCGATACCAGCTGTAATGCCCGGAGGTGGCTGGCCACGTGATCCCGGAAAGACTCCCATGATCTGCTGCAGATCGTCTTTGGCCGTTTGCTGCATGTTGTCAGCTGGAGGCATCATCGGCTGAGAAAGCACCGGAGCCGCTGGACCCTTATACTGCACAACGCTGGTCGTGTTACCGAGAGATTCGACCTTTACTGCGCCTTGCGGCATAAACCACTTAGGATGTGCGAATTGAAACCTGTTTCTCGCATTCATCGATGTAGTGATGTTGTAAAGATGCTGAGCCGGGATACCGTGCGTTGTCAGTGAATCAGAGTCGATTGTACCTGGTGGGTCGATATCAGTAAGTCTGTCGCATGGAATGATTCGACCGTATGGACCCTCATACTGATTGTCCCTGTTTGTCAGTACAGCATTGCGCGTGAACTTGATATACCTGCCTCGGTCCAGTCTTGCTGTCGTTCTAAAGTAGAGGTGAGCGACTTCGACCTTGCCTGATTTCTTCTCAATAGCGAGTGAGCCCGCATCGAAGTCCTCTGCTAGCTTAATGTCTTCAAGCTTGTCAGCCTTATCAGGGTGCATAGCCCTAAGCTCATCGACATGCACATCTTCAGTGTAGATGCCGAACTCGATATCACTCTCATGCTCTCTTCTTTCAAAGAATACACGCCACGGCACTGTCGGCTTATACTCGATATCTCCGATTCTAACAGGCGAATCGATAACGATAGCCTCACCCTTAGAATCTAGGACCGGGTTACCCTTCTCGTCTTTTAGATCGATCTTCGGCCAGTCTTTGACCTTTCGAAGCTTGGCATTGATCTCGCCTTGACTGAGCTTTCTTGGATCTCCTTCGATACCGTTGGCCTTAAAGACTTCGGCTACCCAGTCTGGATGATAAGGGCCGATATCTGGGTTCCAGAGAATCCAAACGATCGACTCACCGCAAATCCTTTTGGTTCTCGTATGCTTTTGCATCAGCTTATCGAAGTTGTTCTTAATCCAGAACTTATCGATTAAGTCATCAGCAATCCTAGCAGTGTTGCAAGCTACCGCATCGTCTGAGCCGGGCACTGATGCGACTGCTGGCTTAAACTTCGTAACCTTACTCACATGCGCTTCGATCATGTCTAAGATGTGGTTGATGACGATCTTGGGATTCTTAGACTTTCTAGTCTCTTCCCTTGCGTCATTTCCCTCAGACACCTTTGTATTCTGCGAACGAAACTGGAGCCCTCTAAAGGTCGCTAAGTTTCTCTTCATGTTGTGAATACGGTAGCGGCTTTGCTTTTTTAGCTTATCAAGGGTCGCGTTACACCAGCGCAGCACCTCGTCATCGTCTTCTAGGTCAATGGTCCATAACGGACGATCGCCTGCGCCGTCTTCACTCTCATTCATCTCATAAAGCTTGTCAAAACTACTCATGCTAAGTCCTCGATTTCTTCTAGGTCACCACTTCGGCCTAGACCTTCGTAAAGTTTCTCATCGATGTCATCGACCTGCTTATTCAGGTCTTTGCCGTCATCTAGTGGAACGTACTGAATTGTGTGTGTTGCCTTCTCAAGTGCTTGCACCTTGGACCAAGCTTGCATTCCAAAGTAGAGCGCAAAGCCTGATGCGAACACCGCGCAAAAACAAAGAACCGCCGCTACTGCTGTCATGTAAATCAATCGTAACCTCCTAAGTCATCGTCATCATCTGGGAAATCATCTTCAATCCGGTAACCCCTTCGGGCTTCGGTTGTAGGCTTAGCTTCGCTCTCTTGGGCAAATCCGATCTTGTGGAAATCAAACGCATAGCGAATGCAGTCAATCAAGTGATCATTCTCTTTGATTGGCTTGTTGTGGTCATCTTTCAGGTAGTTAACAATCTCCCAAGAAACATTGGGACAGGCATCAGAGACAACGAATAGACCGTAATTCATCGCGTCTTTGATTGCTGATAGGCCGCTTAGCTTGTCTCTTAGAGATTTGTTTGTCGGTGTCCACACTGCTGAATCAGCATGGTCTTCACTTTCACCGAAAGAGTTGAGTGCTTCGGTCGCAAACCATGCCGCCGCTTCGTCGTAGACATGATCGAACTCAATGCCGCGAGCAATGTAGCCGGGATAGGCTTCTTCCTTCAGCTTAGATACACGTGGAACTATAAGGCTAGTCGAGGTCTCCGACTGTCTCTTCTCGTAGATCTCTCTAATGATGTAAACGCATTTAGTATAACGGTGAACCGCTCCGAAGATCACGGCAAAGCATGAGGTTGTTCCGGGATCTGCGACAACAAACCAGTCCATCTTATGCCGGTCTTTGTTGATCATCATGGCCAGGATCTCGTCTCTCATCACGTGCCTTTCAGCGAACATCGGGAAGATCGACTTCTTGCCACCGCGCACACGCCGAGCCATGTTCTCCCTTTCCCAGACATCAGCTTCGCCTCGAGCGTAGAGCTTTTCCTTCTCTTTCTCGTAGAACTCTCTGCTCACATGTGGGTTATCAAAGGTCGTTCCATGGAAGTAGTCGCCCGATGCCTTACACTCATTGAGTAGCGAGTCGTAATGTTCCAGGTCTCTCTCTGGTGGAGTTGTCGTG